GTCAACAAGAATTCTAGTATCAGCAAACTCTTTAGTGTCGGTACTGATATCTTCAAAATTACTCACGGTAAAGCTACTATCAGTTGTCTTTAATTTATAACCAATATTAGTTCTAGGAGGCGTCTCAGTACCAACCGATGGATAAACAGCAGCAAAAGGCAATAAGGTTGTAGTAGTGATACCTGATCTACCAAAACGACCACCGGTAACATTAGCCAGTACCATAGCATTTGCATTAACGTCAACTGTATAGCTGTCTAAGGTAATATTACTAACTTGTAAGTATGTATTTGCCAGCAATGTAACCGGGATACTATTAAAGGTAACTACATTAGATGTAGCATTAGTGGTGTAATTAAATTCACCTGTAAGGCCGTTAAACTTTACATATGCGCCAGAGGGAAACCCGTGCTTCTTGTGATTAACTCTAACCGTAGATACTCTGTTGAAAGACTGAAAAGGGTCATTTTCAAGCACTGTAATAAAAGGTGTCGATAATGTATTCTTTGCCATAACGAAATCTACAGTTGCAGTAGATGTTGTTACGTTAGCTCTATACAATTTAAATTTAATGTCTCTGGTCTGATCAATGGACCAGTTTACTCCATTGGTAGACATAAACATGACACCGCTATAAGGATTTTTGGAGATAGTAGAACCAGTAGCCGTATCTTCACCGCCTATTTGGCCAACATAAACTCGATGTTTCTTTGTGTCAGATGACAACGCAAAACAATACTGACCGGAATCTAATCTAACCGGTACAGGAAATGTAAAAGAAGTTGCAATGTTAGCATTCGCCGAAGTTACAATACTACTGGCATCAACCACTACTACAGAATTAGTAATGACATTTGCGCTTGGTCTATCATTTTCTACTTTTCTTATCGACAATTCAACCGGAAGTTGAGAGTCTTTATCGCTAAAATATAAATCTACTTTAGTCAATAAAAGATTTCTATCAACAAAGAAAGACTGGGCCAGGGTATCCGTGTACCCGCTCAGGCCTATTCCGCTATCACCATTTAAACTTGTTGCCATTTATTAATCAGCCTTAAACTGTTATAGTTGTTGTACTACCTAGAAGCCCGCGACTTGCACCATCAGCAATAAAATTAGCTGATGCAGGTGCTTCAATTACTGCAAGTGTAATAGCTGCAGAATATGCTTCAATAGCTTTTTGTATACCTTCGTCTGTTACAGGGAAAGAACCATTCGCTACTCCTACATTCCAAAAATCCTGCATATCTTTATTAAGAGTTGCACCACCATGAATACTTTCATGAACTGCATCCGCTACAGCTGCTTTCGTACCTTCATATACTGGTATAACAACAGCATTCCAATACGGGTCTCCTACGGTAGTTTTTACATCCGCAATAAACAAGTCATTAGTGTTTGGATTTCTTACATCAAGAATATTAGTAGCTGTTTTATATGCTGCGGTATCAGAAGATTCAAATGCGTAAATGTCATTGGCCCCAGATCTATAACCTGTACCTGCAAGAGGAGCAGTTGCTAATTGGGTTTGGAATGTAGCTTCAGTAACCCCTGAATTAGCTAGCGATGTTTTATAATAGTTCTCATAAGTTGTTCTATCTTCAGTACTTAAAGTCGTTATACTCACACCCTGCAAGAAAGCTGCTGCATGATCAGCAAAACCTGTTGTTGTTGTGGTAACTGTGGAGCTAATATTTTGAACAACAACTACAGTACCTGTATCCGTTGTTACGGTATTACCGCCTACGACTACAGTACCTGTACCTGTAGATATAACTGTTTCCCCTACGGTGGTGTTATCTCCTCCACCAGCAACAATAGTACCACCAACTACACTGATAGTAGCTGCAGAAGGGGTATACGTAGCAGTAGTAGATGGGGTATAGGTAACTCTTGGTGGTTCAGTTTTTGAGAGTGTACCATTAGCATTAAAAATTGCGTCAGCAAAGGATTCTTTATTTGAACCATTAGTGGCAGAGTCAGTTAACCTAAAATTAATTCTACCAGCTGGTATTTTTAAACCAGAGGCAGCAACTCTAAAATTAAACACCCCGGTTACAGAACCTTTTTGATCTGTAATAATATTTGTCTGATTCATTTCTCCTGAACCAAATGAAGATACAACGTTAGCAGTGGTATTAGAGCTGTAGCAGAGATCAGTAACATTGTACTCATTAAAAAATGCATACATTTTAGTATTAGGTTTTAATTTATTACCTGTAAATGTAATTGATATATCTCTTACATATGGAAACACTACACTTGTTGAACTACCAGAGACGCTTGCTTCTGTTATAACAGCACCACCATCAATTGCTTTTACTTTATCAGTATTAGTCGGTGAATACCAAACTTGTTTCCAAGAATTCCAAATAGAACCGTAAGTTGCTTCTCCCACGGAGTCAGGAATAAGGGTATCATATGTACCGTTATCGTCTCTATAAATCAATGGTTTTGTTGTTTGATCGTACCAGGTATCGCCAGGAGGTGAAAGAGATAAAGAGCCTGCAAATGTAAAATTATCGTAGGGGTTAATACTTTCGGTACTGCTTGAAACACTATTAACAATATACTCTTCATCACTGTAGTTTAACATGGCTATACGATTGTCTTTAACAACGTAGCCCTGAGCCAGTCTTGCTGACTCAGAAAATTCAACTTCACTTAGTTTAATATTATTTTGAATAAAAGCCGGTCTTAATTCACCCTTTTCAAAATCCATAGAGATATTATAATCTAAATTTCTAACATCTCCAATACCATGACCACGGAAAGATTCAACCACAAAACCGTTTTTAAATCTATCTAAACCAAAACTATCTTTTACAGAAAATACAGCTGTATCTAATTCAAGTAATGAAAGTGTGGTATAGTATTCTAAGTTTTTAATACGGTTTTCTAACTTACCAATATCCTTCATCGTGTAGCGCTTCTGATCTACAGGATAAAAAGTTGAGTCTTTATTAATATCAAAACCGTATGCAGGGTGTTCAATTACATATAATGACATTGCATCAGATGGAGCCTGGGGCTCAACAGGATCAAGACTGCTGCTACCTTCTCTATATGTAATTTTACCATCACCAGTTAAATAAATTTTATCTATTCTTGGTAGGTAGTAAGAGTAGTCAGTAGAAAAATCATTAGCATAATCTAAAAATTCATTTCTAACTGCGCCAGTATTTTTAAAGTTAATACCATCATTAGAAATTCTTGGTCTCAAGTCCAAAGAGTCTCTTAAGTCATATGTGGTACCATTATCATTAAATACAGGAATATTTTCATAACTAGGATACGATTCTACGCTGAAGTAATCTCCAGCGCCATGGGTATAATAGTTATAATTAATTTGAATAGGTCCCGTTGGAGTAGGCTTACCGGGCTTTAATTTAATCTTTGATATACCATAATACGTTGGTGTCTGTCCAGTTTCTAATGTATAGTAATCAGAAACATCAAACGCATTACTTTCATTGTATGCTGTACCAAATACATTGGCTGACATCTTAACGTTGGCTATTTGATATACGTCTGCAACACCTAGTGAAACAACTGTAGCTTGGCAGTCAGTACTAGTAGTATAACTTACTGAACTGGCGGTAGTTGTTTTTGTTTTAGCAGTAGGGTTAGTTTTAATAATAGTTGTATAAATTAAAACGTCTTCGTTATTCAAACCATAGCTACTTAAATTAACACTTATGTTTCTATTTACAGGTGAATCTGTAAACGAGAAGTTACCTGATGCAATTCGATATATCTTACCGGCGTTACCACCACTAACAACAACGGCAAAGTAATCAGTATCGGTTCTTGAAGCAAACGTAGAGCCTACTGCGGTAGAGCATGCAATAATACCACTAGACAATGTACCGTAGAATACTCTTCTGGTACGAATTGTAATATCACTTAGTTCCCTAATCACCTTATTCGGCATTGGGAAGATATATGTTGAAAGACTATTATCAATGAGGACTGCTTGATCACGGGTAGCATTCACACCAGATACATTAGCTAATGGATAATTTCTATCTATAGTTAAAGCATTATTTGTAGTAACTGAAGCAATTCGATAAGAATTAGAAGTATCAGAACTAAACTTAACATAGTCGCCTACTTTAAGATCAGTAGTGAATACAGAGTTTACACCTGTAACAGAAGTACTAGCATTTGTAAGAGTTACAGAACCTATAATAACGGTATTAGTAGAAGGTACAACGTTAGCGGTAAATGCAGTCGACACATAACCAGTATCAGATACGCTCACATGAAAGAGTTGCTTTACATCGCGCTCAAATGTATAACCGGATGCCATATTAACATCAAACAAAAACGCATTGAACGTTGATGTTGATAACATTGCATTACTTGCTGTAGATTCAAAGCCTCTGATTTTAGCATTACCTACCAATACACCTGCAGCAGTACCTGGGGTTGCAGTATATTGATTATAAAGATTTACATCAATAAGATTAGATGTAAAGTTAGGAATTGAATAGGGGTTAATTACTTCAACATAATTACCTATAGGTGTTCTAACAACTGCGTTTGTAACATTAGCTGTATCCCTAGGTTTGGCAAAAGCAAGATATCTATTAGATATAGTTTCGACTTCATAACCTTTGACATAACTCTTACCAGGTGACAAAACAGCGAATGCAAGATTTACGTTAGCCCCTTCATTACCATTAAGAAACCCGTCTGGGTTATCTACAGTTTTTGCGTGCTCAATAAATTTAAGATTAAATGGTTTAACAGTATAATCACCCGACTCATCATATGTACGACGTGCTAATTCATCTTGCAGAACATTATAGCCAGGTTTATCTACAATTTCAACAGTAGATCCGTTTACAACTCTAAGTAATTCAATAAAATTATCTGACGTTGTCGTATTTGAAAGAGCCCGCTTATTTAAAATAAGTTCTATCTTATATCTATCTGCGCCTGGTGCAAAATAGTTAAATGTACTAATAGCGGGATCAAGAAGAGTTTCATCATCTTCACTATTTTGAATAGTTTCGGATACCTCTAGTCCAATTTTATAATTAGAGTTAGATACGTATTTGTCAAGAATAATATTATTGGCAAAGACTTTTACAAAATTATCTTTTACAAAATACACCCCATCACTGATACTTGCACCCAGGCATTTACCAGTAGATGATACAGTAGCACTATATGCAGTCCCTGTATCACTAGTTACAATATCTTCTGCTGCAGTAAAAGCAGTAGCAGTTCTACTGGTACCAGAATCTAAATACTTAACAAAGATGGTAGGAGGGTCGATTACTGTGGCTGGCTCTACATTAATTACTTTTGCTCTAACACCAGATGTTTGACCAATCATCTCTCTACCAAGATAATTAGCAACATCAATATCAGTTGTGTTAAATGTAGATACTAACTTTACATAATTAACATTTTTGTCAAATTTAATATTGCCCGGTATAACCATGGAACCAGGTTTAAATACATGATTACCAAATCTTGAAACTTGTTGTTGAAGTATCGTCTGTAGTTGGTTTAGTTCTCTTGCTTGAACAGCCACACCAGGTTTAAAGAGAATACGATGAAACCCTTTAGCTTCACTATAGTCGTCATAGTACGGATCGGTGTTAAAATTAATCGCCATCTCTTACCTGTTATAATTTGATTACTGTTCTTAGTGTAACTAGTTGTTGTTCGCTGTAGCTAACTGATGTTCTATTATCAATGTACAGCAAGTCACCGCTAAATTTATTTATCGTGGGAGAAGTTGTCAGAGCTGTAATAGCATAGTCAAGATCTGATGTCTCGTCAGTTAATACATCCCCTGTTGTTACATCATGATTATTTTTGTTTTGAATCAATATTTGATTACTTGCAGGTACTACTTCTACCACTTCAAAGTATCGCTTAGATGTACCAACCAGATGAGTCAATATAGTATCACGGACAAGACCACTAACGGTATCAACTGTTACGAGAAAGCATGCACTTCCAATAACATTAGCAAATGCTCTCTCATTACCATATTGCTTTAGATCTTTAACAATACCAAATTGTCTGTAATCATTCTTTACATCAACACCTTGGTTCTTTTCATTATTTATTGTTGAGGTAAACATTAAAGTGTCTGCAAATAATTCTCTAACTGGATCACTACCATGACCCCGGTACGGTGAGAGTATTGCAGATACGTTTGCATTAGCTCCATTACCCGTTATAGTTACATTTGCATTGGTATAACCAGAACCTGGGGTCAATACAGTAATATAGCTTATAGTATTATTAACTATTACTGCATTACCTGTAAAATTGATACCATCACCTGCTACTGTAACGTTGGCATAAGAGTACCCGTTACCAACATTTCCGACTCTAAATGCATGGATACCCCCATCTACAGCAGACAACTCAACAACTGTCTGCAAAGTATCAATATCATCTACAGAAAGATTTGCAAATATGTTAGCACCGGTACCAGTTGCGCTGGCAACAGTTAAATTTATATAGGAATAACCATTCCCTCGGGATTCAATAATAACATCTTCAACTTGACCGGCTGAATTAATAAAGGGTGTAGCTACGAAGCCACTACCATCACCAATGGCTGAAATAATAGTACTAACGTTTGAACTGTATCTTGTACCTTCGTCTTCAATTAAGACAGAATGAATAGAGCCATTTCTAAGTACAGGAGTTAGAACGGCAGAGGTAGCAAAAAACAAATTGGCAGTTGCATTAGATGTAGGTTGACTGTTACCAGACGTACTAATTGTTATGGTTGTATTTGCTCTTGCAGCAGTAGTATACCCTGTACCTTTATTAGTCAGTACTATATCAACTAGAGCATTACTACTGAATATTAAATTTGCAAAAGCATTAGATGTGGGCTGAGCAAGGCCAGAAGTAGTTATTGTAGCAGAGGTGTTAGCAATAACAGCTGTATTATACCCGGCACCGGTGCTAAATATTCTTACATTACTGATATTGTTAAGTAAGCTTGTACCCTTACCGCCACCATCGTTAATTGTAATAGATGCAGTTTTATAATTAGCTCCTGCATCTTTAATTCTTACGTCAATAAACTCACCAGATGTATTAAATACCGGTGTTAAATTAGCTATTGAATTGCCAGATAATCCTAAAAACTGACCTGTCACAGTTAATGTAACATCGTCATTACTGGTATAACCAGATCCAGCATTATTAATAATAACACTACTTACTTC